GGTTACCAAGAGCTTAAAACAGCTTATACAGGTACATCTGCTGGTTACCTTTCTGGTAACAGTGACTTCACCTTTGCACAAGGTGATGATGGTGTAGCAGCACTTCTTAGAAACTTCGAAGTAACAGGTAATATTCCTACAATGGAAGTTTCTTTTGAGAAGACTGCTGTTGAAGCTGGTACAAGACGCTTAGGCGCTCGCTGGTCAGTTGAACTTGAACAGGATCTTAAGAACATGAATGGTATCGATGTCGACAATGAATTGACAAACGCTATGTCGTATGAAATTCAAGCCGAAATCGACCGTGAAATGCTTATGAGAATGATTCAAGTTTCTCTTAACGCTGGTGCTGGTAAAGGTTATTCAATCTGGAGCCCTGCTTCAGCTGATGGCCGTTGGTTAGTAGAACGTAACCGCGACTTCTATCAAAGATTAATCATTGAAGCTAACAGAATTGCTGTGAGAAATCGCCGTGGTGCTGCTAACTTCGTTGTTGCTACGCCACGTGTATGCGCTATCCTTGAAATGCTCCCAGAATTTACATGGGCTGCAGTACAAGGTAATGTTAATACACAACCAGTTGGTGTTGCAAAAATCGGTAATCTTGGTGGTCGTTTCAATGTATACAGAGACACTCGTACAGAAGGTCAAACGATTGGTAACAATCTTGATGCTGCTGCTTCGACTGCACCTGAATATGCATTACTTGGTTACAAGGGTCCAGAGTTTTATGACACTGGTATCATCTACTGCCCATACATTCCAGTTATGGTTCAAAGAACAATTGGCCCGAATGACTTCGCTCCACGCGTTGGTCTATTAACACGTTATGGTGTTGTAGATAATATCTTCGGTGCTAACCTGTACTACCACGTTATCATTGTAAATGGACTCGGTCAAGCGTTCACACCTGGTACAAACAGTGTGTACTTCGGCTAATCTATATTATAAGATACAAACACTTAAAGACCTGGTTCAGAATTCTGAGCCAGGTCTTTTTTTATTTTAATATAATAATGTTATTGTTTAGATGTCTTAATATGAACAGCTTCAGGATTAATTAGATTAGCAGCATACTTTTCGATAAGATCTTGACTCGAAGCTCTCACAGGGTTAATATCAATACCACCTCTACGTGCATATAAACACATTACCAATAGTTCGGAAGGATCGAATGCATCTTTCAATCTCTTATAAAAGCATTCACAAATTTCTTCATGGAAATGACATTCATCTCTATATGAAACGACATACTTTTTAATACTATGAGCATCGATAGCATTCTTAGATTTAATATAAATGAAAACATCACCCCAGTCAGGTTGCGAAGTAACACGGCAATTACTCTTTAAAAGACCAGAATAAAATCTTTGCTCAAGATCCTTTTTACGGCTTACAGCTTCTAGTAAACTAGGATCTTCTGTATATTGAGTATACACAAAACCCTTTTCATCTTCAAGTAAATCAACATTTAAATAATCTTCTATATTCCATTCATTATTAGGGTTATCTAATTTTTTATTAACATAGACACCATCTTGAAATTTAACTACTACATTAGTTTCTAATAGTTCACTCAAATCTTTACTTGCACTTACCTCAAATAACTGAATTGCCTTTTCTTTAGTATCAGCAACTTTAGTCATATTATATGAATTAAAGTATAGTTTAATACTCTTACTCTCTACAATATACTTACTTGAGCAAGGATATATGCATTTAACTATACCGGTAACCGGGGCTCCATTATTTAGAAGGAATGAACATTCATATGCATTCCACGTATCAAAACCTACAAAAGGAAGATCATCGTCAAATATATTTAAATATTCACGATTACTACTACGTGGTTCCCTTACAAGTAAATCTGGGTCATACTGACTCTTATATTGAGACGTTTGACCTAAATGCTTACTAATTCTACTATTATCTAGTTCTTTATTTGCCATAATTATCAAATGTATTATATATTATTTCCAATCGTTCATCAACTGTTCCTTTCAAACGAACAATATTTATTTTGTAATGTTTGATAGCTTCTTCAAACAAATCAATCATTTTATCTCTAAACTCGACGTTTACACTTCTCACCCCGTCATCTACTAAATCAATATCCGGTTCAGTATAAAAAATAATATCATATTTATTATAAAGTTTTTCAAAAAGATAACTTGCATATAATGTAGCAGCTTCAGGTACCTTACCCGAATAATATTGGTATGTGGTATACATAAAACCATCTAAGATGCATCTATCCAATACTGCATTTTTATTCTTATACATCAAATAATTGTGAAGATGACTATTTAACACAGCTAGCTGCGTAAATTCATCACCATTTTCATTAATGTTAAGATTATATTGTTTACTCAACCGTCTAGTAATTTCCGGTACAAAATCAAACTTTCTAAACCTTTTATCTAATTTCATTTTTTCAAGTAAAGTTGATTTACCTGAACTTTGAACCCCTGTAAATGTGATAATCATATTTTTTATCTCCCAATAATCTTTTTAAACGATTTAACATTATAATCTATATTTTCCCACTCGGTTTCTGTAACTTCGTGGTCTATTAAATCTGCTAGCAGTATTGAAGGTTTTTCATTCAATCCTAGATCACTAGTATATCTAAGTTCCTTAATCCCAGCCACAACTGGATTCGATGTATCAGCTGACCGTATACTATCATTGCATTTATAATGTTTAAATTCCTTAGCTAAAGAACAGCCAAGTAAATGGTGAGGCTTAGACCAATTCCAAATACCATCTTTTATTAATTGGTCAATCAATCGTCGACGACCACCGCACCATCTTTCAAGCTTTGTTTTACCTCTACCTGTTACAATATAATAACTAAAATCAAAACTAATTGCGATATAATCAGCATTATCAGACATATAATTATAACAGTCTACAATTTCATCATACGTTTTTCCTTGTATTGCTCCTATTTTTAATCCTGGTAAATCAGGGTATTTATTCGTGAATTCATGAAAACTTTTAATAGTTGCATACCCGTCTTCTAAAACATCAGGTACAATATAATATGATGGTTGTAACTCTTTGACATACTTTGCAAACTTATCTGAATCAAAAGACTCCCCTAATTCAAAAATACTATTATCTAATAGTACTTCTCTACCTAGTTTAATAGAATCTTTAAAAAACTGATAATAACTAGGTTGCGTCTCAAATAGATGAACTAAAGCGTAACAATAGTCATTATAATTACGCGATTTATCTAAAATACTAATAGGTGATTCATGTGATACTAACATATACTAATTATATGTTAAAAAATATAATTATCAAGTAAATAATTATATGCCTATAATAAAACCAATAAAAAATTCTTTCGCAAAAGCGATAGATAAAATTACCCCAACGGGTTTAGAAGGAAGGTCTAAAAAATTTAAAGATGAAATTATATCTAATACGGTAAATAGTATTAAAAATGAAATAGCTAATAAAGTATCAAATTTGATAGAAATTTCCCTTCAAGTGCAAGCTGGGGTTTCTTTGATAGGGGATAGCATAAAGAACATAGATCTAAAAAGTTTTATTAATTCCACTATAAGAGATGTAAGTGACAAAATTAACGACGTTAAAAATATATTTAAAACAACGAGTGAAAAAATATCTTTTAATGAAAAGAATATTTCTGATTCTATAAAAAGTAGTTTTGCGAAAATAAATAGTGAACTTAAAACAAATATTGAATCAGCTAAATTAGCAGCTGATGGTTTAATAGGTACACCGATAGATGTTAAACAATTTTCAAATAAAAAACTTAAAGACATGTTATCTAATGTAGATATAAAAAACAGAGTAATAAATGAAGAAGTGGAAAAAGCTTTACTTAATGTTGAAAATACAGCTAAAACTCAGACTTCTAATTTTAATATTTCCAATAATATGAACTCTAATTTATTACAAAATAGTAAAGTTATAAACAATGAATTATTAAAACTGGAAGACAACGCTTTAGATGTAGCAGGTAACTTACAAAATAATATAAAAGTAATTAGGTGAGAAATAAATTTACTTACCAAAAATGTATATTAAATATTTTATATGAAAGAATATAACAGTATTTATCTTGGGGTAGTTGTACAAAATAACGACCCTGAAAAAAGAGGTAGGGTAAAGGTATTTGTACCACACATCACCGCTACTGTTTATAAAAATTTAATACAAGATAAAACTAATAAAAACTTTAATTTTGTAGGTGATAATATAGATTCTGACTTAACACCTATAATAGGGGATCTAAAAAAAATATTACCATGGGCTGAGATATCATCACCATTAACCAGTGAAAATACTAGTGGACGTTTTAATAATTTTAATTTAAAAGGTAGTATTTCTGACAGTAATTTTTATACAAATTTTACTGAAAGTTCAGCTACATCACCTGGTGAAATATATGAAAAAAATTCCTTTAGACTGAATGATGCTTTCACGGGTGAGGATGAAAAAATAAACAACCCAAACCCATATTCGTATATGTATCGACCAAGTACGTATTCTAACAAAGCGAAAGGTTCTTTCGGTATACCTGCAGTTGGTTCGCATGTATATGTATTTTTTAGAGATGGTAATCCGAACTTTCCAACAGTTATAGGTGTAAGTTTTGGACAATCTGACTGGAATGGTATATATGATAATTCATTAGATTACCCAGGTAAATTTGAAAATTACTCTCAATCTATAACTGAAGACGATGTTAATGTTAACAATTACAGGAATAAATATGTTTTAAATCAAAAAGGTGGAGTTTTTGAAATAATAAATTCCGACTTAAATGAAAAAATAAAACTCACGCATTACTCCGGTTCATTTAAAGAATTTAATAATAATGCTACAGTTGAACTCGCTACTAAAAATGATCAAAAACTAGTTTTAAATGATCAATATACCACAGTTAAAGGTAATAAAAACGAATATACGGGTAAAAATTTAGATACTATAGTTGTAAGAGATAATTATAGAAAAATTGGTAATTTAAATAAAGAATATTTTCAAAAATGGAAAGATATTGCTAGTGTTATTCAAGA